TTCCCCATATATAGACGCCCGCATAGGCTAGGTTCTTCAGGATGCCGGTCACGAAGGTGTAGCCGGGGTCATTGCCCTTCATCGTCTTCACGCCCATGCTTTTGAGCCATGCGCATATATCGAGGATGGGGACGCCGGCGAGGTAGTCGGTGTGGATGCGCTTTGCCATAGGGGCTTCCACGGGGTCAAGCGTTATAACGTCGCCCTCGTGGCTGTAGCCGAATCGGTGGTAGCCCAAGTATTGGCACTTGTCGGCCTTGCCGGTCATGCCGCGCATCGTGTCTTCCGAAGTGTTCTGAGACTGAATCTGCGCCACGAGCGCGTTCAGCGCTTTGTTGCTCGTGGCTTCGATGCTGTTTCCGACAATGTTTTCCTTCGTAGATTCGAAGGTCACGCCGCTGGTGATGCGCAGCACGTGTTCGTAGTAGTACTGCTCTTCGATATTGCGCGCGAAGCGGTTCATCTTCCATACCACGATGACATCGAATGCGCCCTGCTTCGCATCCTCTATCATCTGCAAGAACTGCGGCCGGTCATCGCTTCGCCCCGTCATGGCATAGTCGCAGTACTGAGCCACGACCTTGTAGCCGTGCTTCTCGGCATAGATATTGCATGCGTACAGCTGGTCTTCGATGGATGCGTCACGTTGTTTGTCACAACTGAAGCGCGCATAGAAAGCGCATCTGATTAACTTCACAGCCATGATAGAATGAACTTGCCTTTCAATGAATTAGCCTTTCTGCGATGGGCGCGCCCTCTGTTTTGCCGCCAAGCAATGAAACAGGGGGCTTCTTTTATCAAGTGCCCTGCCTAAGCGATTGCAGCTTGCTGAATTGGATAATCCGGCATCTTCTTTTTTTTCGTACTTGCGCGACTGCATAAGGTCATCAGCATATTCCAGTAGCCGCCCCTTCCCTTGCTCGTTCAATGACCTGAACGCTGCAAGCAAAGCTTCTTCTGCTTCGGTTAGAGAAGGCTCCTGTACGTCAACGCCAAATCCAGTTCCGATAATCGTATCGACAGAAACATCGAAATAGTCAGCAAGCTTACAAAGTTTCGCACCGTTAAGGTCACGTGTTCCCTGTTCCCAGCTGCGATACGCGCTGAGAGAAATGCCTAAATCCTTAGCAACATCCTCTTGCAGCTTGCCTTGGGATTCCCTGATGCGTTTCAAGTTCGTTTTCATGGCTACCCCTTTCAGTGCATAAGGTAACACATTCTGTAGTAACAGTAAAACATTTTGTCTTGCGAACTATCACATATCGTGTTAGTATCGGGTTCCAGAGTGATACAAAACGTGTTACTAGGAGAGGATATGACTAATACGATTGCAAGTGAGCGAAAACGCCTTGGGCTTTCCCAAACAAGCCTAGGGGTAATGGTCAAACGCGACCGCTCGACCATTGCAAGGTGGGAAGCTGACCCTTGTTGCGCATCAGCAAAAGACCTGAAGCGTCTTGCAGATATTTTCGAATGCTCGGTCGATTATCTTCTGGGCAGAACCGAAGAGCGCACCCCATTAGCGAAAGCTGTCTAACCATGCGTCGCGGCAAGCAGTGCGAAATCGAGTTCGAAGTGAAGCTGAAGGGCGGCAACCACGTCCGCACGGTTTCCGAAAAAAATTTGAAAAATTATGGCACTACGAAGGCACTTCGGGCGCGAACTGGGCAAACACGCCGCAAGAAACGCGGCTGGCAGAGCCGCGCGGGGCTTCTCGCGATAGCCATAGGATGGGTCTTCGCCTTCCTGATGCTTCTCGTTCCCGAGACCATGGAGTACACGAGCGAAGAGCAGCTGCGCATGGTTCTCTACACGTTCTCCGTCGCCGCTATCGGATTCGGCTGCGGCTGGAACTCGCGGGATGACCTCTGATGTGCGCCCGCAAGAAAAAGCGCAAGCCGTGGACTGTGCAGGAAGTGCGCACGTTGGAGCAGCACGCCCACGAGGGCATCGGCAACCTGAAGAAGCTGCTGCCGGGTCGAAGCGAGCATGCCATCAAGCACACGGCATCGCGCTACGGAATATCGCTCGTTCGCCGGTGGCACTGCCCCATGTGCAACAAGGAAACGCTGAAGCCGCTCAGGCCGTCTACCGGCTGGTGCGAGAAGTGTTCCAAGCGCTACGTCATCGAGCGCAACCAAGAGCGCACCCGCGAACTGAAGATGAAGAACCTCGGCATCGACCCGCAAGCGGCCGAGATTGCCGACCTAGAGCGCCAGCTGGACGCCACCTATCAGGAGAACTCGCGGCTGAAGCGCGACTTGGAAGGCGGAAGGACATGAAGCCATACCAAGTCTATTTCCACGAATCACTCGAAGAACTCTATCTGCAATGGAAGGAACAGGAACGTGCCAAGAAAAAGAATGAGCGCCGGGCTGGAAACCAAAGCGCTCAAACGCCCCTTACAGGCAAAATCCATGTTATCACACAGTGCAAGGCATCTTAGCCGCGCATACATCGCCGCAGCAGCGACGCTCGGCACGGCATACATAGTGGCGGGAATAGTCGGATGTGGTCTGTATGCGCGCCGGTAGGACGCTGAACCGCATCCGGGTTCCCGAGCGCGACGCCGCGCAGCCCGAGACGCCCGAGCCAAGCTATCGCGGGCACTTGCCCGAAGTGGTGGACATCATCAAGGACAACACTCGCCTTCGCGGCGACAACCAGCGGCTGCGCTTCGAGAACGCGGCGCTGCGCGCCGACATCGAGCGCATGAAGGGCGCGCAATGAGCAAGATACCCGTATACCGCCACAAGGACGGCACGCCCTACGTTCGCCCCTACCTCGGCACCAACGCGGTGACGAAGAAGGCCATCCGGCCTTACAAGCAGTTCCCCAAGGGTCTGACCGACGAAGAGGTTCAGCCGCTTGCGCAGGAATGGCTGTCGGGCTTCACGCCGGCGGCGAAGTACCACGTTACCGACAGGTTGAGCGACGTCCTGTACCGCTACGTAGACATCCTCGAAGCGAACAAGAAATCGCCCAACACCATAAAGACCTACCGTTCGAACGTGCGCTGCTACATCGACCCGCACATCCCCAACATCAGAGCCGGGGAGTTGAAGCCATATCAGGTCGATGCGCTCTACAACGTGCTTCTGATGCAGGGCGGGCGCAAGGGCGAGGGAATATCGCCGAGCAAGGTCATAAACCTGCACTGGATGCTCGCCGGTGCCTACAAGTGGTTCGTCACGCAGGGCATCAGCGAGTACAACCCCATCGTGTCGGCGACGCCGCCGGAAGCGCCCCTTTACGAAGCGGTCGCCTACAACGAGCAGGAATTCCAGATGCTGTCGCGGGCGCTGTCAGAAGCGCTCAGAGAGCCGGCGGACAGCCCCGAGGCCATCTTCCGCAAGAACGCCATGTTCGCGGCCTACTTGGCGCTGAACACCGGCGAGCGCTGCGGCGAGTTGTGCGCCAACAGCAAAGAGGACGCCCAGCTTGCGCGGATGATGATGCACATAGGCTACACGGCCGTGGAAGAGAAGGAAAAGGGCGTCTACCGCAAGCCGAAGCCCAAGGGCAAGAAGACCCGCAACATAACCCTGCACGAGAGCGTGTGCGAGAACATAGGCGGCTTCTACGAATGGCAGAGAAGCTACCTCGCGCCCGCCAAGGCCGAATCTTGGAAGCGGATGATATGCACCGACTACAAGGGCGGCATGCTGCGCCCCTCGAAGGTCTCGGAAGCATTCAAGGACATGCGCGACCGCGTGGGTCTTCCGAAGAACACAAGCTTCCATACGCTCAGGCACACGCACGCGACATGGCTCCTTCTAGAAGGCATGAACCTTAAGGACATCGCCGACAGGCTGGGGCATGCCAAGGAATCCACGACGCTAGAGATATACGCCCACCTCATGCCCGGCCGCGACCGCATGGCCGCCGACGTCTTCGCGAGGGCTGCGGCGAAGATGGGCGGTGAGATATGAGCGCCCAAGACCAGATGCAAGCAAAAATCCAAGCCGCAAGGCTTCAGAAGATGACGCCGGAAGAGCGCGCCGCCCACTGGAAGGCCAAGGGAGAGGAAGCGATGCGGGCGTACCGCGAGCGGCATCCCGAAGAGCCGCCGGAGCCGGTCTATCGGTTCATCGTGGAGTTCGATTGCACGCCCTCCACGTTCGAGCGCATCAAGGAAGAGATACAGAGCCGCAGGACGGCGAACAGGGCATACAGGTACTACGCGAGAAGCCGCAAGAAGCCCGGAGAGGTGGTGACGAAGACATGGCAAAGCCCTACATCAAGCTAGACATGGACTGGCGGGAAGACCCGAAGGTGATGCTCTTCGAAGAGCGCTACGGAAAGGCCGCGCTGGTCGATTGGGTGGCGCTCATGTGCCTGATGGGCGAGTTCGGCGGCAGCTTCTGCCTTGATGACGAAGCGACGCAGCTGCGCGTGCAGAAGGTGCTTCGCAAGAAGGCCAAGGCGACCGAGCAGTTCCTAGAGAAGTGCGCGGACTGCGGCCTGATAGACGAGGAAGGTCTGTACACCTTCCGCCGCGTCGGCAGCGCCCGCTCCATCAAGGACGGGGAAGCGAGAGCAAAGCGCCGCGAGTACGCCATAGCGGCATCAGAAGCGGCGCGCGAGAAGCGCCTTGAAGACCAAGGCGAGGACGGCAACTAGCTGTTGAAAACCCTGTGGAAAACTGAGAGAGGAAGTGAATCGGAGCATGAAAAATTTTCGCAGTTACACCCTTTTGAAAATTCTAAATCGCGTTTTAGAAATCCGGAAAGGGTGTTTTCAGACCTTTTGCGATGACTTATTTTCGAAATTTTCAATCGCAAACGCCCTGACTGGCGAAAAAACGCGCGGAAGTTTCGGAAGAAAAGCGCTCGCGTTTTCGGATGCGTCGCAAGACAAAAGCCCAGCTAGAGCGCTTCCGCCGCCGTGAGAACGGACACCGTGACGGACACCGTGACGGAAGGCGCTACGGACACCATGACGGAGAACCGTAATAGTTCACCCATAATTAATTACCTATTATCTATTACCTATTATCCATAAGAGAGTCCTTCCCTAAGCGCCTTCCTGTTGATACACCGCGCGCCCGAGACCAGACGGCGCGCCATCGCAGAAAGGCTACCCATGACGTACACGCAAGCACCGCTGCTCGATGAAGGCTGCTTCAACTCGAACGGACAAGACCTTCTTCAGGCGGCAGAGACGGCCATCCTCGAAGAGTGCTGCCAAAACGGCTGCACCCACGAAGCCGACGGCGCTTTCATCGGCGGCAAGGTCTACAACCCCACGCACTGCAAGTTCTTCAAGGTCTCTTCGGGCATCCCGTTCGAGTGCGCCGCCTTCGATTGCGGGGTGTAGACATGCCCATCCAGCACGAAGGCCGCGTCGAAGAGCGGCGATGCCCAAGGTGCGGCAAGCTGCGCCCGCTCGATTGGTACGTTCCCGCATCTGAAGACTGCTGGAAGTGCCGTTCGATTGCGAACCCCGTCTTCAGGGACAAGAGCGAATTGGCGGACATCGCCCGCATCAGGCGCAAAATCCGCAACGACAAGCGAAAGGCGGTGAAGCGATGAACCGCGAAGCACTGCTTGCGAAGATTCGCGCCCTTCAGAAGCGGGCTGCAACCGACGGAGAGCGCAAGGCGGCAGAGCGCGCCGCGCGGCGCATCATCGAGAAGTACGGCCTTGACGATGCCGGCTTCGATGAAGAGGAAACCGAGCGTGACCACTTCTTCAGCTATGCGACGAAACGCGACAGGAAGCTTCTGCTGCAAATCGCTGCCGCGCTACTCGGTGCAGACATTATGGGCTACATCAGCCGAGGAACCCGCCATCTGTGCATTCGCACGACCGACCTTCAGGCAGCGGAAATCGAGTACCAGTACGACTACTTCAGGCACCTGTACAGGGAAGAAGAGGAAATGCTGTTCGTCGCCTTTCTCCACAAGCACAACCTCTTTCCAAAAGATGGCGACAGCAATTCTGATGATTCTGAAGAGGTAGACCCGGAGTACTTGGCTCGCATCGTTGCCCTTATGCACGGCCTGAATGATTCGCAGCTTCGCAAGGCTCTTCCCGAAGAAGGCAGGTGAGCAACATGCCGATGGAGCGCGAGCGCTATCCGAAGAACTGGGATGCCATCGCTAGGGACGTGAAAGATAGGGCTGATTGGAAGTGCCAGCGCTGCGGGAAGCAATGCAGACGTCCGGGTGAGCCTTTCGACACGCACAAGCGAACTCTCACGGTCGCGCATCTGAACCATACCCCCGAAGACTGCCGACCCGAAAACCTCATGGCTATGTGCGCGCCGTGCCATTGCCGGTATGACGCGAAACATCATGCCGAGACGCGCAGGGCACGTAGAAGCGCCGAAATCGAGCAACCCGGCACCGATGACCGCGAAGACCCCAAGTAGCACCACAGCGGGCGCGAGAACCGCGTTTCCGGCTGAATCGAAGCAATGCACCAAACCCCGAGCGCAAAGGAACACCGAAATGACCGAAAGAAAGATTCTCAGAATCACCGAGCCGCAGGGCGAGCCAGACATCATCGAATGCGACGGCATGGCCTACGTCGTGCGCAGGACTTGCCGGCCTGTCCACTTCGAGGGCGACACCCTGTGCAGCCATTGCAAGGACTACATGGACGAATCCCGCAACTTCTGCGGCACGTGCGGCGCGCTGATATGCGACGAAGCGCCCATGGGAACGCCCGCTGCGGCAGACGCGGCGCAGCCCGTATTCCAGCCGCTGCTGAAGGAAGAGCAAGGCGCTGTTTCAGGCTGCGCGGCACTGTGTCAAAACACTGTCAATCCGACCCGTGAGCAAGCAGCGGCGCAAGCCCTCGAAAACCGCGTCCGAACTGCGCGGGCTTCCATGCTCGCCTTGGGCGCGTAGCAAAGAACACGTAATTCTTTAATTCGATAGGAAAGGAAGGCCGAAATGGCACAGCAAGAGACCTTCGGAGATACCGCCTTCGAAGTTGAAATCATCGCCATGACGCAAGAACTGCTGACGAGCGGCGAAATCGAGCAAATCATCCGCCGCGAACTTCTGAAGGGCTTCGAAAGAGGGATAGAAAGCGCCTTCAAGTGGGGCAGCCTGAAGGATGCCATAGAAAAGAGAATCACCGACACGATGGTTCCCTACATCGAGAAGTACGACATGAGCCACCACCTGCTGAAGCTTGACGAAATCCTTGCCGAACTCGCGGAAACATCAGCCATCGACGGGCACAGGAAGCTGCTAGAGAACTTCCGAACAATCATGCGGGAACCCGAAAACCCCGTCATCACGCTGGAAGAGTTGTTCAAGAGGTACTGCCGCCATGTCGAAGAGGATGTGGACACCTCAGAGTTGGAAGTGGACACCGACGATGAACCGACCTACGAGTACGTCACGGCGCTTGCAGACATAGTTCCCGATGACCGGCCGTGGCACTTCGATTCGAGTTACAAGACCGCCATGCTCTACCTGCACATCGAGGATTCGGAAGACCTGCACTACGCCATCAGGCTTTCGAAGTTCTCATGGGATGACGGATGGAGCCTGAACTACGAACTCGAACCGGCTATCCACCGCATGGCTTCCATGTCGCCCTTCGAAACCTACCTGACCGCCCTGTCGCACGGCCGCGTCCGGCTCGCCGACGAAAGCGGAAGCCTAGAAGAGAGCGTCCAGCCCGACGCCCGGCCGGAAGCGACATGGGAATGAGCGCGAAGAGCAAGCGCCGCGCAGCCATGAAGCGCAAGGGCTGCACAGACAAGGTGCGCTACTCGAACCTCATGCAAGCCATGAACGCGGGCGTGAGAACAGGCTTGAACTGGTATCGGTGCCATTGGTGCAAGGGCTATCACCTGACAAGCCGGGACGTACCGAGAACAGCGTCTAAGAACCGCCAGTCATTTTCGAACGCCAAACATCCGCGCCCGAGCAGATACTCCGACAAGGAGCGGCGCGGCTACTGGAACTCACTGTAAGGAGAAACGACATGAACCCAACGGAACACAAGGTCTACATGTGCAGCGTGTGCGGCGAGTACTACCACGCGAAGAAACAGGCCGAGACCGTGTACTTCCCCAACTGGTCGGTCGGCGTCGTGAAGGACTAGAGCCGAAAGGTAAGACCATGAGAGCAACCATAACGAATCCGCTTGCGGTGAAAGCAGCAGCCAACCTAGCGAACGGCGGCTATCCCTACTCCATCTTCCAAGTACGGCGCGAGGGCGCAAGCGCCAAGGTGTGCGGCATGAACGGCTACACCTCCATCGCCGTGACCGTGCCCGCGACGTTCGCCCGATGGCCTGATGGCAAGAGCCTTACGCTCGGCAAGGAATCGGTCAGGGCTATGATGCGCGGAATCAGCAAGAGCCTGAAGAGCGCGCAGAGCATCAGCTTCGAGACAGTCAAGGGAAGCGTCACCGTGTCCGTAGAAGCAGACGGCGCGACCGCGCAGACCAGCTTCGCGCTTGAAGCCGACGGCCTTGCGCGCAACAAGGCCGTGGAGAAGTTCAACTGGGAAGGCGTCTCGGCCGGGCAGGAACGCGAAGCGGAAGGCATCGCCGTGAACCCGTACTTCGTCAAGCTTGCAAGCCAAGCCATGGACACGCTGAAGACCGGCAAGTCCTGCGACTTCAAGCCATGCGGCGGCAGCGCCGCCCTGCGCATGGACATGAGCGCCGAAGAGGTGAGCGCATGCGCGCTCGTAGCGCCATTCGCGAGAAGGTACGCATAATGGCTCAGCCGTGGGCGGAATGGTTCTACAACTCGAAAGCATGGCGGCAAACCCGCAAAGCCTACGCTGCGACGCAACACGGGCTTTGCGAACGCTGCCGCGCTCGCGGCCTGATTGTGAAGGGCGACATCGTTCACCACAAGACGCACCTCACACCCGACAACATTACTGACACGGCCATTACACTGAACTTTACGAACCTTGAACTGCTCTGCATGGAGTGCCACAACGTCGAACACAACACGAAACCCAACATCAGAGCCGGTTTCGTGTTCGACGCCGACGGGAACATAGCCCCCCTATCTCAGGATTAGGGGGCTGGTTTTGGGCACCGTTGCTGGGAAGAAGAAAAAAGATAGATTCACGAATCTGGAAAAGGGGGTGGTCTTGCGTGGATTGCGCAGAGAACGCTATTCTTAGAAACTTTTGCACCCGTTTCGCGGCGGCTTCGCGCACAAGCGAAGCCGAGCCGCCCCGAAACGACGTCGTGGGCGGTGCAAGATGACCCGCGAGCAGACAGCAGAAGAGCGCGCGGCGCAGCGGCGCAAGGAAGCAGCCGCGAAGGCCGTGCGAACCCGTCGCATGAACGCGCTGAAGCGCAAGATGAAGGACATCTTGGCAGCGCTTCCCGATGACCAGCGCTTCATCGCGTCGGAAATGGCCGACAACTACATCTTCCTTTCGGTGCGCGTCACCGAACTGCGCGAAGCGCTGGACAAGCAGCCGACGATAATCACCTACGACAACGGCGGCGGCCAGAAGGGGCTTCGCGAGAATCCGTATCTTGCGACGTACAACAAGCTGGTCACCCGCCATGCCGACCTGTGCATGAAGCTTGTCAAGCTGATACCCGGAGAAGCAGAGGATGTTCGAGACGAACTAGAGAAGTTCATAGGGCTGTAGCCATGAAGTACCAGCGCGACTTCCTGCGCTACTTCGAACAGGTGGAAGCGGGCGACATCGTTGTGTGCGACAAGGTTGCGCGCGCCACGATGCGCGCGCTAGACGAGATACGCAACCCCGCGAAGTGGCACTACGACGAAGCGATGGCGGCAAAGCACATCGACTTCATGGAGCGGTTCTGCATGACCGCCGTCGGCAGCGCCCCGAGACCCATCAGCTTCGAGCCGTTCCAGAAATCCATCATCGCGCATGCCTACGGCATGGTCGATGACGAGGGCATCCGCAAGTACTTCGAAGAACTGTGGATGATGGCGCGAAAGAACGGCAAGACCACCGTCGGGGCTGCGCTAGAGGTGGACGCCGCCTTCAACGACGGCGAGTACGCCCCTCACATCTACAACGCGGCGACCTCCAAAGACCAAGCGATGGAAAGCTACGAGCCGTGCTACAACATGCTGAAGCTTAACCCGCTGCTGTGGAAGAAGACCAACAAGCCCAAATCTAAAGACGTGGGCAAGATAGAACTCCCCTTCAACTTGGGGCGCATCGAGCGGCTTTCCGGCAGACCGAACTCCATGGACGGCTTCAACGTCCACTTCGCGCTCATAGACGAACTAGCCGCACACAAGACACGCGACATCTACGACCTGCTGAAGCAGGGCATATCGGCGCGCACCCAGCCGCTCATATGGTGCATCACGACAAACGGATTCGTGCGGCAGTCAATCTTCGACGCGCAGTACGATTACGCGAGCAAATGGCTCGACGGCCTTATCACCGATGACAGCTTCTTCGCATGGCTCTACGAATTGGACAGCCCCGAAGAGTGGGAAGACCCGGCATGCTGGATTAAGCCGAACCCCGGGCTTGGCACCATCAAGAAGGAGCGCTTCCTTCTTCAGAACGTGGAAAAGGCGAAGAACGACCCCGAGTACCGCCCCACCGTCATGGTGAAGGACTTCAACATGAAGGAGAACGCTTCTTCGGCATGGCTGTCGTGGCAGCACATCGCGAACCCCGAGCGATACGAGTTCGCCGACATGGGCTTCCGCTACGGAATAGCCGGCTTCGACGCGGCAGACAGCATCGACCTCACCGCCGCGTGCGTCTTCTGCATGAGACCCGGCGATGACAGGATTTACAAGCGAAGCATGTACTGGCTGCCGCAGACCGTCATAGACGAAGCGGCCGAGGGCGGAAGCCGCGCCGAGCGCGACGGCGTGCCCTACACGCAGTGGGTCAAGCGCGGCCTTATGCGCGCGGTGCCGGGGAACAAGGTGCCGAAGGGCGTGCTGCTCGAATGGCTCATAGAGCTGCGCGACGAAGAAGACCTGTACACCTACGCCATCGGCTACGACCCGTGGCATATAGACGATGCGACGAAGCACGACCTTGAAATGTTCGTGGGCAAGGACAACCTCATAGTGGTTCGGCAGGGGGCGCGAACGATGTCCGACCCCATGAAATCGTTCAAAGCAGACCTGAAGGCGAACCGCATAGTGAACAACGACCACCCCATCGACCAGTGGTGCCGCCTTAACGCCGCCGTGCGAACGGACGTGAACAACAACATCCAGCTGGACAAGAAGAACAACGACAAGCGCAACCGAATAGACGGAATGGTGGCCGAACTCTGCGCCTACATCGTGCTTCAGAACCGCTTCGCTGAGTACCAGAACATCATCTAGGGCAACGCCGACCGAAAACCCCTGACACGGTTCCTATGCTTTGGAGCATGGGAATTTTTGACGCGATATTCAAACCGAAGAAGAAGCCGCAGCGAGACGTTGACGGCTACTTCACCACGCTGACAAGCTACGCCCCGGCCTACACCGACTACAAGGGCGGCGTCTTCGAAATGGCGCTGACCCGCGCGGCGGTGAACGCGGTCGCCACGCAGTGCAGCAAGCTTCAGCCCATCGTGACCGGCTCGGCGAACCGCTCCATCGCCCGGGCGCTGGAATACCAGCCCAACCCGTGGCAGGACAGGACGAAGTTCCTGTACCGCTGCTGCGCCATCCTCGAAGCGAAGACCACGTGCTTCATCTTCCCGCTGCGCGACCAGTACGGGCGCATAACGGGGTACTTCCCCGCGCTTCCGACATCGGTTCGCCCCTACTCCGTCGCTGGCGAGTTGTGGTACGAACTCCGATTCGCGAGCGGCCAGACAGCGCTAGAGCCGTCCGAGAATGTGGGCGTCCTGACCAAGTTCCAGATGGAAAGCGACCTGTTCGGCGACGGCAACGAACCGATTGCCCCGACGATGAAGCTTATCGACGCGCAGAACCAGGCCATCAACAACGCGATAGAGAACAGCGCGCGCATCGAATGGCTGGTGCAGATTACCGGGCAGAACCGACCCGAAGACATCGCGAAGAAACGCGACCAGTTCGCCAAGGACAACCTCGCCGGCTCCAACAAGACCGGCGTCATGGCATACGACCAGACGTGGAGCCGCGTAGAGCCTATCGACCGCAAGCAGTACACCGTGGACGCTGCGCAGATGGAGATTATCGAGCGCAACGTGTACAGCTACTTCGGCGTCAACGAAGAGATTTTGCAGAACAAGTTCAACGAAGACGTGTGGAACGCCTTCTACGAATCGAAGATAGAGCCTTTCCAGCAGCAGCTTTCGCTCGTTCTCACGAACATGACCTACACCGAGCGAGAGCGGGCGCAGGGAAACGCAATCGCCTTCTTCAGTTCATCCATCGACTACATGAGCAACCAGACGAAGGCCGCGCTGTGCCAAGCCATGGCAGACCGTGGCGCTATGTGCGCCGACGAGTTCCGCGCGAAGTTCGGGCTGCCGCCCGTTCCGGGCGGTGCCGGTCAGCAGTTCGCCATCCGTGGCGAGTACATCCTGTCCGAGAACCTTGCCGCGCAGACCAAGGAAGCGGCGCAGGCCGCCGCAGAAGCGAACAAGCAAAGCGACGAGAAGGAGAAGGGCGAAGATGCCAGTTAAGGAAAACAGGGTCTACAGGGCTTTCACCTCGCCGCTCGCGACCTCACCACAGGGCGAGCGCCGGAAGTTCTTCGACACAGACTACTACGTGGAGGGCTACGCGACCACGTTCAACCAGCCCTACGAACTCTGCTACGGAATCCGCGAGCAGATTGCGCCCGACGTGCTGGACGGCGCAGACCTGTCCGACGTGATTTTTCAGTACGACCATGAAGGCATGGTGTTCGCGCGCAACCGCGCCGGGAACCTGCACATCGCTTCCGACAGCCACGGCATCTTCGTCGCGGCAGACCTCGGGCGCACAGAAGACGCCCGGCGTCTCTACGAAGCCATCGCCGCCGGTCTCGTTGACCGCATGAGTTGGGCGTTCACGGTGGCGGAAGAGATATGGGACAACGACAACGACCTTCGAACCATCACGAAGGTGAAGAAGGTCTTCGACGTTTCGGCGGTGTCCATCCCCGCCAACGACGCTACGGCTATATCGGCACGTTCCTTTGCTGACGGAGTGATGGGGGAACGCAAGGCGCAGGAGTTGCGACGCCGAAGGCAAATAAAACTGAAGGCTCAGATTGCAAAGGAGACCACACTATGAGTTTTCGCGACGAACTGCGCGCCTTCTTCGCCGGCGCGCCCATCCAGAAGCGCACCGCCGACGAGTTGCGCAACATGCTGAAGCGCATCGCCGAGAACACCGACGATGCCGACGATGAAGCCCTGACCGAGTTCGAGAAGGGCACGGCGGACATCACCGCAGAGTTGAACGAGCGCGCCAACGCCGCCAACAACGGCCTTGCAGAGCGCCGCGCCGCCGTGCGCGCGTCCATCGACGCCGGAAGCGCCATCGTCCTTCCCGTCCCCGCCGAGAGCGCCGAGCCGCGCAGCTACGACGCTTCTTCCCCGGAGTACCGCGACGCATGGCTGCGCGAGATGGCGAGCGTCCCCGATGGTGGCCGCCGAAGCTACATGTTCGGCGAGCCTACGGCCGAGCAGCGCGCGGCCTACACGATGACCACCGCCAACAGCGGTGCCGTCGTGCCGACCGAAATCATGGACGAAATCGTGGAGTTGATGGAGGCGGACGCGCCCCTGTACGCCGATGCATACCACACCAACTTCGCGCACATCTGCGAAATCGTGCAGCACACCGGCATCACCGCCGGCGACGCCGCCGCAACCGACGAGGGCGCGGCCAACGATGACGAGCAGAACGCATGGAACACCATCACGCTGACGGGCGAGGAAATCAAGAAGCACGTTGACCTCACCCGCAAGATGGAGATTCAGTCCCTTGGCGCGTTCCGCACATGGCTCGTGCGCGAGATTGCAGACCGCATGAAGGTCGCCATCGAGAAGCTTTGCTACCAGCGCCTTGACGAGGGCACGGCCAAGGGCGCGAAGGCGGGCATCGCCGACGAGAACATCATCAGCGGAACGCTCACCGATGCAGAGGTGCGCCGCTGCTTCGGCCTTCTGAAGGGTCGCGGCGTGCGGTCGGTCTACGCCAACGAAGCGACCATCTGGAACGTCCTCGCCGGCATCACCACCGAGGACAACAAGAAGGCGTTCATCCCCTCTGCGATGGAAGACCCCATCGTCCAAGGCCGCATCTACGGTGCCGCCGCGAAGAAGGACGATACCTTGGCCGACGGCGTTATCTACTTCGGCTATCCGGCAGAACTTCAGGTGAACGACTTCGACCAGGTCAACATCATGGATGACGTGGACGTGAAGACCCGCAAGCACACCTACTCCGGCTATGCGCTCGTGGATGCCGGCCTTCGCAACCCGAAGGGCTTCGTGAAGTACACCCACACCGCCGCAGTCGCTGCGAGCGTGCAGGGCTAGGCCGATGTCCGAGGTCGCACAGACAGAGGGAACGGGCATGCGCGACGGGCTGCTTGGCAAAGCCAAGACAGCCCTTCGCCTGACCTCCGACGCCTTCGATGACGAGGTGGACGGGCTGTGCCGCGCAGCGCGCCACGACCTGATGCTTTCAGGCGTCATCGAGGGCAAGGCGAAATCCGACACCGACCCGCTCGTGGTCGAAGCCGTGATGACGTATTGCAAGGCGCGCTTCGGTCTGGACAACCCAGACAGCGATAAGTACTGGCAAAGCTACCTTGCGTGCGAGCGCGACATGCTCAACTCGCAAGAGTACACAGCGGAAGGAGCGAAGGGGCTATGACGGGCTTTTCCGACTGCGCTCACCTCGTGAAGTTCGCGTACTGCGAAGGCGACAACGGCCGAGAGGTCGCGAAAGCGCGCCGCCGGCGCGTCTTCGTGAACCCCTTCACGGTCTCAGCCGAAGCCTTCGACGTCGCAAACGCCGAGGGCTTCAGGACGCGCTGCGTGCTTCAGATGCGCGCATGCGACTACGAAGGGGAAGACACCATCGAGTACCACGCCGAGACGCTCACCATCACCGACGCCCAGCCTACCGGGCGCGGCGAAATGGTGCGGCTGACCTGCGCCCAGAAGGTGGCCGACGATGCCTAGCACCATCAGCCCCGACAGCTTGGCGTCATCCATGGCGCGCATAGTCAAAAGCTATGCAGCAGAAGAGCGCAAAGACGCCGGCGAAGCCGTGAAGAAGACGGCTCGAAAGACCGTCCAGCGCCTGAAGAAGACGTCTCCCAAGAAGAAGGGCGGCTATTCGAAGGGATGGCGCTCGAAGGTCGAAGAGGGCATCGGAGCCGGCTCTACGGCGGTCATCTACAACGCGAAGAAGCCCGGCTTGACGCATCTGCTCGAAAAGGGGCACGAGAAGCGCGACGGCGGGTTCGTGCGCGGAATCCCGCACATCGAACCGGCGTTCCGGCAAGCAGCCGAGGAACTGGAAAGGGACATGGGGATATGAGCGAGAAGAGCGTGTGCGACGCGCTGAAGAAGACGGGGTACCCCGTCAACCTCCTAGGCTCGCATGAGACGAGACTTCCGCGCATCTCCTACACCATGCCCGACGAGAACGTGCTGTACGCCGATGACGCCCGCTATGCGGCCTTCGACCAGTGCGAGGTTCGCCTTTACACCGACCGCTACCCCGACGCGGAAGCCGAAGCTTCCGTGGAGGAATGCCTAGAGAACGCGGGCTACGGCTCGTTCTCGAAGGCTCGAAACCCCATCAGCAGCGAACGGCTGCATGAGACCACATACACGTTCACCGACACGAAAGGAAGGACAGAAGATGTCGAAGAAGAAGAAAAGTAAGGGCGTGCGCTACGGCGTGCGCAACGTGCATGTCGCATGGTTCGATGAAGAGACCGAGCAGTACGACACCCCGCTAGCCCTTCCGGGCTGCCGCTCCATCAAGACCAGCCCCGAGGGCGACACCAAGAAGTGGTTCGCCGACGATACGGTCTACTACGTAGGCCGCGCGAACAACGGCTACACCGCCGACCTCGAAATGGCGAAGGTTGCGCTGGAAGTCATGGCGGCCGCTCAGGGCTGGGAACTCGACCCCGATACCGGCGTTCTGTACGAGGTCACAGACGGCGAAGAGGTGAACAAGCCCTTCGCGCTGCTCTACGAGGTGGAAGGCGACGTCACCAACACGCGCTTCTGCTACTACTACGTGACCATGGACAGGCCGGAGAACGAGTGGTCTACCACCGAAGACAGCGTGGAGCCGACCACCGAGACCGTCAGCGTGTCCATCGACCCGCTCGCATTCGGCGACAAGCACTACGTGAAGGCCATGTGCGAACTCACCGAGAAGAGCGCAGCGGTCTTCGACAGCTGGTTCAAGAAGGTTCACACCCCGCCCGCAGCCGCGACGCTGGATGCCGGCGGAAACGAGCAGGGCGCAGAAATCACCGAGGGTTAAAGGAGAAACGACGTGCGCAGCGTGCAAATCAACAAGAATGAGAGCGTGAGCATCCACGCATCCGCCATCACGTGCTACCTCTACGAAAAGGAGTTCGACGGCCGCGACATCGTGGATGACTTCGTGGCTATGGGCGAGGTGCCCAACTTCGGCGTGCTGCGCCGTTGCCTGTGGGCGATGATGAAGACGGCAAGCCCGGCGACGGTTCCGGGCTATGCCGCATGGATGAACTCCACAGCCGACATCGACTATCAGATGGAAGGCTGGATGGAGGGCGTCACGCGCGAGGTGAAAGACGCTTTTTTTCGAGGAGCCGCCGAAGCTTCCGAAGAGGAAGAGCAGCAGTAGCCCCGGTCAAGCGACGAAGCGCTACAAGTACCACGCGATGGTGCTAGGAGCGCTTTCCATGGGCTTTTCCATGGATGACCTCTACTGGATGTCGCTCGGCGAATTCCTGATTTTCTCGGCCATCACCGCAGAAGCCTACGAAGGCCGAGAGGATGACGGGTGCCGCGACGCGACCCAAGAAGACATCGAAGCAATGAAGAGGATGTGAGAGCATGGCGACGGCCTACAAGGGTCTGGTTATAGAGTTGGGAGCAGACACTTCCAAGCTGAAGAGCGCCATGCGCGAGGTCAACACCGCCGCAAAGGGAACGCAAACCGAACTGAACCAGATACGCAGCGCGCTGAAGTTCGACCCCGGCAACGTGAAGCTTCTTGCCCAGCAGACTGCGCAGCTTGGCAACCGCGTCGAAGAGACGAAGGACAAGCTGCGCGTCCTGAAGGCTCAGCTTGCGAGCATGGACGAATCCAAGGTCGGCACAGACGAGTGGGACAAGCTTCAGCGCGAAATCATCAAGACCGAGGGGCAGCTTGACAGCTACAAGCGCGCCCTGAAGCAATCCGAGCAGGCTCAGAAGGCAGCCCAGTCATCACTCGGGCAACTCGGGCACAAGCTGCAAGATGTCGCCGATGACTACAAAGAGGTCGGCGACAGCATGAAGAGCGTCGGAACCGGCATGACGGCCGGCATCACCGCGCCCGTCGCCGCAGCCGGGACGGCGGTCATGGCGACCGCCGTCCAGTTCGATGACGCCTTCGCGAAGATGAAGGCCGCCTGTCAGGGCAACGAAGAGCAAGCGAAAAAGCTTTTGGAGGTCGGCCGCAACCTCTACAACGGCGGCTGGGGCGAATCCGTGGAGCAGATTACCGACGCGCTCATAAAGACGCGGGCGGTGCTGCGCGACGTTTCCGACGAAGACTTGGAAATTGTCACGCAGTCGGCAATCATGCTCGAAGACACGTTCGGCTCGGACATGACCGAATCGGTGCGTGGAATCAACGTGCTGATGAAGAAGTTCGGGCTGTCCGCACAGGAAGCGTGCGACCTTCTGGTGGCGGGCACGCAGCGCGGTCTCGACTACACCGACGAGTTGGGCGACAACCTTTCGGAGTACGGCGGCCGCTGGGCTGAAGCCGGCATGTCCGCGAGCCAGTACTTCAGCCTTCTGGAAGCGGGCACCGCGTCCGGTGCCTACAACCTCGACAAGGTGGGCGACTTCCTGAATGAGTTCCTGACGTCGCTGTCCGACGGGCGCATGGAAGAGGGCATCGGGCAGTTCTCTAAGGGAACCCAAGAGGTCTTCAACTCGTTCCGCGAGGGAAAGGCGACCGCGCAGGATGTGCTTAACGCCGTCATCGGCGACATGCAGACGATGACCAGCGAAACAGACCGCGCGGCCATCGCTTCCACCCTGTGGTCATCGCTCGGCGAAGACAATGCAATGGGGATGATACTCGCGCTCGGCGGCGTGAACGACAGCTTCGCCGACGTCGCGGGAGCAGCGTCCGGCGCGGCGGATGCGATGTCCGAGAACTTGGGGTCGCGGGCGAAGAGCGCGCTTCGAGAGTTGCAGGACGCCTTCCAGCCCTTCGCGGAAAAGGGCGTCGAAGCGCTGAAGGGCGTCGCGGACATGGCAAAGGGCGTGGCCGACTGGTTCAGCGGGCTAGACCCCGCCGCCCAGAACGCTGTCTTGGGCATCGCCGCGTTCCTCGCGGCCATCGGCCCCGTGCTTGTCATAGTGGGAACCCTTCTCGGCTCGCTCCAAACCATAGGAACCGCCCTCGTGTCCCTCGGCGGCTTCTTCTCGGGCGCGGGCATAGCGGCCGGCGGCATGGGCG